GCCAGTCGCCTACGCCGATCCGAGCAAGGTACGCATCGGCTAACCGCAGTTTGCCAAACGGCGTGTGCTTGACGCTTTCCCAATACCGCACGTTGGCCTGTGACGCCCACGATATGTCGGTGCTATTTGTGACTGGATTATTCATTAACCTTCAGCACGCATTGAATTTGGTACAAGCGCAACGCAGGAATCTTGTCTTCCTTGAACCAGCGCAGCACAGCCTGCCGGGTTACGCCCAACGCCCGAGCGATCTCGCTCTGGGAGCCATAAATCTTCAGTAGTTGTTTCGGTGTCATAGATTGCACAGTAACAGGTGTTGACATGATCGTCAACGGGAGTATACTGCACTTCGGGGATTGGCCCCGTAGGAGAAAGACATGGAAGATGATTACCGCATCTTGGCCGAGCAGGAACGTGACCGACTCATGGAGTTGCACTGCCGCGCCGAACACGCCGCCTTCAACGTCATCGAAGGCTTAAACGAACTCAACCGCATCGAAGCAGAAGGCGCTTTCAAACTGCACCAAGCATTTGCTGAGTGCATTGCTGCGATTGACGCCGCATCCGCCAAACTGAGGAATCCGCAATGAAGGTCTACGAGAAGATTGCCGCTGTCACCGCCGAACTATCCAAGATCGGCATCAGCAAAGACAGTAAGAACCAGTCGCAGGGCTACGCTTTCCGTGGCATCGACGCTGTGTACGGTGCGCTCTCGCCGCTGCTGTCAAAGCACGGCCTGTGCATCCTGCCTCGCGTAACCGACCGACAGGTTATCGAGCGCCAGAACCGTCAAGGCACTGCGCTGTTCTACGTCACGCTGACCGTAGAGTTTGATTTCGTAGCCGCTGAAGACGGCAGCAAGCATACGGTCATCACCGTAGGTGAGGCGATGGACTCAGGCGACAAGGCCAGTAACAAGGCCATGTCTGCCGCCTACAAGTACGCCGCTTTCCAAGCGTTCTGCATCCCGACTGAGGGCGACAACGATGCAGATTCGCAGACGCATGAAGTCGCCGCAGCCACGACCGATCCTGCCGTTGAAGCGGCAGTACAACTAGCAGCCACTATCGAGGAGTTAAACGGAATATGGAAAAGCCTAAACGCAAGCGAGCGAAAGGTGCATCTAAGCCTGTTCAGCGAGAAGAAAAGCAAGTTGGCCTCGGCGTAAAGGAGCAGAGGCTAGTGAAAGAAATACTGAGTGATGTTGAGTCATACATCGTGGCTTGGTCGCTGACCAATACCGTTGAGATGATGGAACAGATGATCGAAGAGCGTGAGTCTGGTTTGTACCCCAACGGCGTGTTTGAGAAGAACAAGGCTAAAGACCTGCGCTTGCTGAAAGATCATCGGGATGCGGCTGAGATTGTCTTGTCTTGGTACAAGGTGCCGAGCGCATGACTTATCCCATTATTGAACTAGAACGGTGGGAGTATGACTTGGTAAACCTTGTCGGCGCTCGACGCTGCTCGGCAAGGTGGGATAGCCAAGACGCCTTGCACTACGACCCGAAGCGCATGGAAGACGACCGCACGGCGCAGGTGGCTGCGTGTGCAGCAGAGTTGGCCGTAGCCAAGTACACCAACCGCTATTGGCACGCCCACGTATGGGATGCCCGCGATCACCAACTCTACAAAGACTGGCCGGACGTTGGCAGGAACATCGAGGTTCGTCGCGTGCGAACCAGTAACACTGCCGCTGTGCGACAACACCAGATCGGTAAAGGCTTGGTGTTGTTCGTCGCTAAGCCCGTCATGCCGGAGATACGAGCCGTGGAGATTCTTGGCTGGCTACCGCATGACTTGGCGTGGGAGAAGGCGACACCTTCCGACTATTCAGAAACCACACGAGTTATTTCCCCTCAACACCTACGATTGGAAAAGTATCCGTGAAGTTATGAAAACGTATACCAAAAGATCGCGTTACAACCCACGCATTACGTTTGAGCAGTACAAGGTGCTGCGCGAGCGTAGAGCCGATGCCAAGGCCAACAAGAAGCGCATCAACTACAAACCGTTGGCGCAGGAATGGGGAATGAACCCCATGCTTATGGCTTCTGCACTGCACCGTGGCATAAAACAATACGATTACCTGCTCTGGAAGCAAGGAGAGTTGCAATGATTAGTCATCTCGCCAAACGTCCGAGCGACGTAGATCGGCCATCAACAGATGACTCGGGCTACCGCCGACTGTGGTCTGCCGTGCTATGGCAGGCGATTAAAGACGCAGACAACGCCGATGGCCGAGGCGCTGCGTTTCACTGGATTTTTTCACGTCGTGATGACGCCGGGTCGATGCGCTGGATTTGCGACATGCTCGACTTTGACTACAACAAGTTGCAGTCGTTGTGCATGACCCGTGATGGCCGTAAAAAAATCTTAGGGAGAGTGTGATGGAGCAAAGGACAACAGAATGGCACACCGCCCGTCTGGGCAAGGTGACTGCGTCCAAGGTGTCTGACGTAGTGGCACGCACGAAGAGTGGCTATGCCGCTACTCGCGCAAACTACATGGCGCAGTTGGTATGCGAACGCTTAACCGGCAAGCCAACGGAAGGTTTTTCTACAGCAGCGATGGAGTGGGGTGTAGAGCAGGAAGCCGCAGCGCGTGACGCTTACAGCGCCAAGGTGGGCGAACTTGTCACTGAGGTGGGATTTATCAACCACCCTGCAATCGAGATGGCAGGAGCCAGCCCTGACGGATTGGTTGGCGTGAATGGCTGCGTCGAGATCAAGTGTCCGTCCACGGCTACGCACATCGAGTATCTCTTTGAGCGTGACCCGCCACAAAAATATTTTTATCAGATGCAATGGCAGATGGCCTGCACGGGTACGGACTGGTGCGATTGGGTCTCATACGATCCGAGGATGCCCGAGGAGTTACAACTGCTCGTGGTGCGTATCCCAAGGGATACAGACTGCATCACCCTATTAGAGAAAGAGGTATTTGATTTTTTGGCTGAGTTGGATGCTAAAGTTTCTAAATTGAAGGAGATGACTCTGTGAACAAAACTTATGAAGTTCGCCCGAATACGGGTTCAGTGTTTAAAAACGAAAACAAGGGCGAGCCGCGCACCGTTAAAAGTTCGACGGGCGATACTTACACCATCGAAGACGCTGATTACAAAGGCAGCGGCTTGATTGGTGACACCGAATATTGGATTGACGCACGCTTAAAGACTGCGAAGAGCGGCAAAAAGTATCTTGCGCTGAAGTTCAACCCGAAGCAGGTTCAGGCAAAGAAAGCCGCGCCAGCCGCAGGGTTGACCGAAGAGAATTGGGCAAACGCTGACCTCAACGATCCGTTGGGCTTCTGATGATCAGCGAAGAGAGAGCCGAGAAAGCGCTGCGGTATCTCGTCGATACAGACGAGCCGTGTGCGCTGGCAAAGGCTGAGATGGAGCGTGCCGAGTATGGCTGGAAGGCGACCCGTGAGGCCGTCTTCACTCATGCCGAGGGTACGGTGGCGGAGCGGCAAGCGATTGCCGCGACCCACCACGCCACTAAGGAAGCGCATGAGCGATACTGTGCGGCTGTGGCGCTGTACTCCAAGATGGCAAATAAGCGCGAAACCGAGCGCATCGTCCTAGATACTTGGCGCACGATCTCAGCCAACCGACGAATGGGGAGTTCATAAAAAAAGCCCCACCGAAGTGGGGCTAAGGACTCTCTAGGAGAATTACACGGAGAATCAAGCAATGCTCCGTGAGAATAGCAGAACAGTGGGGTTATGCAATGGATGAATACGAAAGTCTCGCGGATGGTGATGTATCGCAGTTGGCACCGGCTGACTGGTTTAAACGATTTGTTTACGTTGCCGAGGGCGACCTGTTTTTCGATGTAAAGACGCATCAGGACTACTCCCGGCAGACGTTTAACGCCCTGTTTCGGGGCACGCCGTGCTACTCCGTACACAACAAGGCTAGGCGCATCGAGGCGGCTACGTTCTTCGATGAGAACCGGGCGGCCATGGGTAGTTACGTCGCTAACGCCCTGACGTATGCGCCGGGTGAAACCGAGTTACTGAAGAAAGCCGGGGTGGGCTACGTCAACAAGTGGAAGGACTCACGGCCAGCCGCACAGAGCGCGGATGTGTCGCTGTGGCTAAACCACCTGCACCGGATGATCCCTGCCGACTTCGAGCGCGAACACGTTTTGAACGTGATGGCCTACAAGCGCCAGCACCCACAACGCAAGATAAACCACGCCGTGCTGCACACGGGTTTGCCGGGTGGTGGTAAGGACACCCTCTGGGCGCCGTTCCTATGGTCTATTGGCGGCGGTTCGCTGAAGAACATAGCCGTGGCTAGGGCTGAGGAAGTCGCTGGCTCGTGGGGCTATACCTACGAGTCCGAGGTGATCGTGCTGAACGAGATTCGATACCGCAAGGGCGATGACCGCAGGGCGATGGAGAACAACCTGAAGCCCGTGATCGCTGCGCCGCCTGAATTGCTGCTAGTCAACAAGAAGCAACAGCATCCGTACTATGTGGTGAACAGGATTTTTGTGCTGGCTTTCAGTAACGACCGAGCGCCGATTACGATTCCGGCTGATGATCGACGCTGGTTTGTCATCTGGTCGCAAGCGCCACGCTTACCGGACGACGAAGCCGCAAGGCTGTGGGATTGGTATGGCAAGGGCGGGTTCGAGGCTGTAGCGGGTTATTTGGATGCGCGAGACGTTAGCGCGTTCAACCCCGGAGCCGTGCCGCCGTTGACCGATGCGAAATTGGCGATGGTCGATCTTGGCATGAGCGGCGGCGAGGCTTTCATCGCGGACATGGTGCGGCAACGTCGCGGAGTGTTCGCCAAAGGCGTTATAGGCTCTCCATGGTCAGAGGTGCTGTCTGGTATTGCCGCCGGTACGGACGGCCATAAACCGTCCCGTGAGACGTTATTTGTCGCCCTGCGAGAGAGCGGCTGGAAAGATATCGGGCGAGTGATGAGCCGCGAATATCAGACGCCGAAACACCTCTGGGTTGCGCCTGAATTGGCTGATCGCACTAAGTCAGATATTCGAGCGATGGTTGAGGGCAAACCAGACTTACAGATGGTGAAATAAGAGGGGGCGCGAAGCCCCCTCGTTTAATCGTCAAAAAGAATGGATGCCAGTACGGTAAGCGCTACCGCTATCAGGAATCCCGCCATAGTGTCGCCCTCGCCGTGTCGATACACCTGCCCAGATATGTCACCCAGTATCGACGGGTGCAGCGCGTGAGTTTCGGATAGGTTGGCCGCAAGCCCCATCGTTCGTGAAACTCAGTCACGGGCGCCCCTCCAACGCTCGACGCACTTCCTCGACGAACGGCGACAACTCCCGCACGGTTAAGTCATCGTCCCATGCGCTCATAAACGCCCGCACAGCCGTTTGGAGCCGCGCAGGGTCGGGGGGTGCGCGGTAGGTAAGGGGTGTATCGTCGTCGGCAAACATAGCCTCTAATTCTTGCAGCGTGGGTATATGTGGTTTTTCCATATGTTCACCAATAAACCGAAATAGGGTTGATGCGACGGCTACAGCGCCAATTTGGGGCCGGTACGTGGCGCCAATCGTAGCCGCGCGAGTACCAGTAGCCTAGGTGCCAGAGTTTAGGGAATCGCATGGGGCGGCCTCAGTGCATAGCGTGCATACCGCTTGCCGTTTTGAGTTTCAGTCTGGCATTCGATGTCAAGCCCGGAGCGCCTGAGATCGGCCACACGAGCGGCTAGCCTGAAACAGCCGAACTCGGTAAGCGCATCCAAAGGGGTTAGCGTGCGGCCCGCAAGTAACGCGGCCCGGATCTGTTCGTTTTGTGACATGGTGCGGCCCTCAGTCAGTGTAGAAGTAGACGTGCGCTTCATTCCCACATCGGCGCACATAGGTACCGAAACTATCGTGGTCCTTTTCAAGGGCCACAATGTGATCGACTAGCGCCCGATCTGGCACATCGGCAGGCGCTCGAATGTGGTGTTCGTTTTTACCGTAGCGTGCCGACTTGCCTAGGTATTCGATGCGGCTATCCATGTGCGGATTCTCCATCCATTCGGCGCAATTCTTCGAGTGCGGCACGTTTTGCGAGTGCTATATGGCCCGGTGGACACATGGCGGCTATTTCATCGGCTAAGGCTATGGCACGCGCGGCCCGATCATCATCGGGCGCTGTAATTGCTAACACGAGCGCCGATGTCAGCGCCTCTAATGGTGTATTCAGTGGCATGGATTCATTCTCCTATTGAGTAAACTCGGGAAAACCGAATCAACTGATAAGTGTCGCGGTATTCTTTCCCGTACATTTCCCGTGCATACTTTTCAGCGTCCAATTTAGTCTCGAATAACGTCGGCATTCCATCCCGTGATTCGATAGACAAATACCAAACTTCGGTTTTTTCTTTCATGGCTAGATTCTCCCTAGGTTAGGCGGCAATCCGTGCCGCACGGGTATCGATCACAAAACCGGACGTGTCGCGACGTGCCCGGCCCTTAGCCGTTAGCGCGACGACAACCCCGGCACGGTCTAGAAAACGCAAGTCAGTTTCGTCGCCATTGATAACCGGGCGCCCCAAAAAGTACTTAGGCGCCGGACCGTTGAATACAGCGGCGAATGACACGTCCGCCGAATAGTTGCGGAGCGCTTTGACGACGATCGGAGCGTACTCAGCCCGGCCACTGTAAGAGAATGTCAGATGATAGTTAGCGATTCCCGTAACGTGTCGGTTCGGGATTTTGGTGTAGTCATAAAACTGAACACGCGGATATGCCGCGAAAATGTGCGGGTAGTGTTTACCGTTACGGGTAACCGGCACCATTTCCCAACGGATGTCAGAAGTACCGTTTAAACGGATGGCCGGGCGCTTGCGCTTGCGGCTAGCCTTAGCCAAAAAGGCGTCAATCTCGCGCATCAATTGGCCCATAAAGGCGTCACGGTCAGAATGAAACAATGCCGTGCGCCGAAGTCTCGCGTGCTGGATAGCGTTATCAGGTAGCACGGTACCGCTAGAAGTCTCGAACGTGGCGCTGCCCTTAGCCATGCCGCCACGTCCAGCGGTATTCAGGCAGGTGGCCGCACAGCCTGCAAGGTTAGCCGTGGGACACAATTGGATGCCGCTAGAATCGTGAGGCGCTAAATACAGCACGGCGGTCATATAGCCGCGTGCGCTACCTTTAACAGTCTTAGGGTTGGCATCGATATTGAGTAATTTAGTTTTCATCGTGTATTTCTCCGAGAGTCTTATAGTTAGTTGATCGCGTATTCGATGAGCGCTGAGACACCGGCTAACGTCATCGCGCCAATGGCTAACAGATCGGCGCCGATCACGTAACCGGCAATCGAAACGAAAAACGAAACGAAACAGAGAGTGTTGAGAAAACGAGTCATAACTAAGTGCTCCGTGTATTTGTTGTCAACAATTCCTTTATACCTATCTGCTGATAGTGTGTCAACTATTTCTTTACGCTAGATGATAGGCAGAAGCGCAAAACATCTGTTAGTAGCAAAGAGATAGGTGCTACTTACGTAGAAAAGCCTGAAAAATAAGATGTTTTGTAGGATGTAAGTAAAAAAGAGAGTTTCTAGCCTGATTCGTAAATCTCTCCCGTATAAAAAACTAACCTAAAAAAAATGACTACTTACTGACATTACTAACAGACTCCCCTTGTTTCGGCTTTCCCCTCTCCCTTTGTTGCATCCACGCAACAGTCACTGTTGCATCCACGCCACAACCTAGCCATGTTGCACAAACGCAACGTGTTGCATCTACGCAACATAACGTATTGCAAACGATTCTGTTATGGCTAATGAGAATGATTAGCGTCTAGGCTAAAAACAAAAAAGGGATGGTTAGAAAAAAACGTCCCTGAATGTTGCCTAGGGAAAAACAACCACCCTTGAAAATCCTCGGTTGGTATTCGAAGCGCTCCCAAACTTTGGCACCCTCTCTCGCTAACTCTCGCCGTAAACTTTTAAGGCTGTTGCAGTTTTGGTACACGCACAAGAATTGTTGTGAGTAAGCAACAAGGGGGGTACAGGGCCTGTGGAAGGTCCTTGACATTAACAATACCCCCACAAAAACTTTTTTATTTTTTTAAACTCCGCTAAACTTCTTGTTGCAACGTCTGACCAGATGCGCTGGTAGCGACCGAGAGGTAACTGAAGCGGTTTTGATGACTTGGATAATTTGGATGTCCAAGAGCCGCACCATCTAAGGCACTAAACGTTTTCTCCCTAAACGCTTCCGCCTCGGCACACAGGCTCCACGGTTGTTGGAGATCGCGGCCTCCCGGCAGGATCACCCTGCACGTTGCTCTTGCTCTTCCTTCCTTGCCAAACCTTCTGTTACAGTCTCGGTATGCCGATACAGATGTCTGAGGCAGAGTGGTTAGAGTTTGCTGCCAAGGCTTTGGTGTGCCGATCTTGCTTCTGGGCCGCTCAAGTGACTAAGGTTGCTGAGAAGGTCTGGTGTGCCCATGCCACCCACCACGGATGGATGTCTGACGTTCCCGCCTGTTCTGGCAAAGAGTTCCGGTATGAACTTCGTAACAGAATCCTTTAAGTCCATTCCTTTTGCGCCTCGGGAACTAAAGGCATCGCCGGAGGTTCTGCAAAAAATTTACGATGCTGCCAAACTTGGGCTGAAGGGTGACGCCTTGGCCTTTGCGGCTGGGTTGCTGCCCGTCGAGTACCGTAGACTCTGCCAGTTAGATAACGCGGCTGCGGTCGCCGAGGGGAAAGGTCGTGCGGACTCTGAAGTTGAGGCGGCGACTCAATTGCGCTCTGCCGCGCTTGAGGGAGATAGCAAGGCAGCCCTCGCCCTGCTTACCCACCTTCACGGATGGGTCGCCAAGCAGCAAGTCCAAGTGGATATCAAATCCCAGATTAGTATTGTCGCCGCGCTGCAAGAGGCAGAATCTCGCGTCTTGGCGGGCCGCGTATATGACGCTACGCCGGATCAATTAGCGCACGAGCAACCCGCTGCGATAAAGTACGAGCAGGAGGACACTGCCCATGTCAATGCTAAATAGATTGGCTCAACTTTTTGGGTATGAACCTAAACCGGACGTTAATGTTCTGGCTCAGTCGCCTTACATTAAAGAGCCGCAACTAGATGTTCGCGCTATTGGTGGACTTGGCGGTAGAAAGTTTAAGTACGCCGAATCACTGGCTAACTACAACAACCCAGTCTTTATTGGCGGATACCGCTACGACCGCCGTAAACAGCAATTAGAAACGTTGCCGTCTAAATACAACGCCGAATCAGTCCGGTTGTTTTCGACCGCTATTGGCGATGCTATTCGCAACAAAGTGCCGGGCGTTGCAGAAAACATGTCGCCAGAAGTAGTGACGGCTATGTTGTTAAAAGAAGGCCGAGAGAACTTGGGCACTAACGAATTTAACGTCAATGACCCAGAATCGGTGGCTATTTATAACCGTTATTCTGTTGATTACGGCCCTGAGGCTGGCAGGTTAATTGCCGCTATTTACGACAAGTCTAAAGTGTCTAAACGCTTAGGCATTCCGTTTGCAAGTGCTTGGATTGGCACAGGGCGTAGCAAGTACGAAACCAGCCAGCAATACGCTAAAGACACTGAAAACTTTAAGCGAATTGCAAACAATCCTAAAAACCGCTCCCTTAAAGGTTTTATTCAGTCTTCAATGGCGCCTCCATTGAGCGGTGAAGAATAGTAATGCAACAGCCGATCTATAGCCCTGAAGAAGAAGAGTTGCTGATGAGCAAACTCTGGTCGCCCGTTATTAAGGACGACCCAGAGGCCTTCGTGCTACTCGCTTTCCCTTGGGGCCAGAAAGGCACGCCTTTAGAACACTTCAAGGGTCCGCGTAAGTGGCAGCGAGAAATCCTGCGCGACATTGCCGCCCACACTGCGAAGAATAAGACCGCAACATCCTACGAAGTCCTGCGTATGGCAACGGCTTCCGGTCGCGGTATCGGTAAGTCTGCGCTCGTGTCGTGGCTCATCCTTTGGATGCTGAGTACCCGCATAGGCTCAACGACCATTGTGTCGGCTAACTCCGAAGCGCAGTTACGCTCGATTACATGGGCAGAAATTACTAAGTGGGCAGCGCTCCTGATCAATTCGCATTGGTTTGAGATTAGCGCCACCCGCGTGATGCCCGCTAAATGGCTCGCCGAACTCGTTGAACGTGACCTCAAGAAAGGTACGCGTTACTGGTCCGTTGAGGGTCGCTTGTGGTCCGAAGAGAACCCCGACTCGTATGCCGGTGTCCACAACTTCGACGGCGTTATGGTCATCTTCGACGAAGCCAGCGGTATCCCTGACCCCATCTGGTCGGTGACGGCAGGCTTCTTTACGGAGAACACCCCGCACCGTTTCTGGATGTCGTTTAGTAACCCCCGTCGTAACGAGGGCTACTTCTTCGAGGCGTTCCACTCTAAGCGTGCGTTCTGGAACACCCGCAACATTGACGCTCGCACCGTTGAAGAAACCGATAAGTCGGTGTATCAGCAGATTATCGACGAATACGGCATCGACTCACCGCAAGCCAAGGTGGAAGTTTATGGAGAGTTTCCGTCAGAAGGTGACGACCAATTTATACCGCCTAGCCTTGTGGATCAGGCCATGGCTCGTAACAGGTATAAGGACGAGACAGCGCCACGAGTTATCGGAGTCGATCCGGCGCGAAGTGGAGCGGACTCGACGGTTATCGCAGTCCGACAGGGCCGTGACATCATCGCCATTAAGCGCTTCAAAGGAGAAGACACGATGGAGATTGTTGGCCGAGTTATCGACGCGATTGAAGAGTACCAACCCACACTCGTCGTCCTTGACGAAGGCGGACTAGGTTACGGCATCCTTGATCGCTTGAAAGAGCAGCGCTATAAGGTGGTGCGTGGCGTTAACTTCGGATGGAAGTCCAAGACCCCGGCTATGTGGCAAAACAAGCGTGCAGAGTTGTGGGGCGAAATGAAAACGTGGCTAAAAGACGCTGCGCTGCCGAACGACCGGCAACTAAAAGCCGACCTCACAGGTCCAAAGCAAAAGATCAATTCCTCTGGCGCTATCTTGCTGGAATCTAAAAAGGACATGAAGTCGCGCGGTCTTGCGTCGCCTGACGCTGCCGACGCTATTGCTGTTACGTTTGCGTATCCCGTGGCGCACCGCGAATACCGCGAACGAGCGCGTACCGTTATTGTTAGCCGCGATAGCGGCATGGTCAACACTTGGATGGGTGCCTAATGGCTAGAAAGTCCGTCAGCCTCTCAGTTGGTAGAGGAGAAAAGCAGTCCGTGTCAAGAGGGGCGGGATTGACCGCGAAAGGTCGTGCAAAATATAATCGTGCAACGGGGTCTAATTTGAAGGCTCCGGCGCCCAGTCCGAAGACAAAAGCGGACGCAGGACGTAAAAAGTCGTTTTGCGCCCGCATGAAAGGGGTCGTTCGCAACGCCA